CTTTCCTTGCGACAACCAAGGCAATGAGAAGGCGTTAACCGATTATTTCTCAATACGGCGCTGCGCAACCCTCCAAGTTCAGGGTGTTTTTGACAAATGCTTCCAATTATATTGGCCATATCATCCGCTCAAAGAATTGGTGACGACCTTTCCCCGGTCTTCCGGCTTGGTATTCAGGAAGGTATTGAAGTTACCCGTCCAGCCCTGTACCCCGAAATGGCTGATTGTTGCGTTGGGGTAGATAAAGAGGGGTACGCCCATGTTCGTGAGTCTATTTGAGAAACAATAGTCCTCTCCCACGAAGTCTCTCGGTTCCTTCAGCTTCTCGAACCTTTCTTTAAAGGGGGTCATGTCCAGATGAGAACCATTCTTCTTCATCTCTTCATGAATATCCCTTAATAGATTAACCTCGGGTTCCCGGTCTATCCCACAGGCGAAAAACTCCACTTGGGGTATTCTTGCCTCCGGTATCGGGTGAGTGTCCCCGTAGTGATTCATGGGGTAGAACTCGATATATCTCTCAAGGACCGACCTTTTGATCCTCAAGAACCCCCCGGCAAGACGGGAGGCTTTTATCAGAGAAGACCCGTCAGGCATGGGAATACCGATAAAGTGGGCGTTAGGGGTATCTCTTTCAATGATCTCGGGCTGGGAGGTCCAGAGGTCCCATTTGTTCTTGACTGGGTAGCTTCCACCAATCACCGGCTCTGGCCTGAACATGATATCTATAAAGGCTCTTGGGTCCCATGCCATGTCGGAGTCGATGAAGAAAAGATCGGTCGCCCACGGATCTTCCAGGAAGTTCATGCACATGGAGTTTCTGGCCCTGTGTACATAAGAGTCTCCAGATAGGTCCATGAACTCCCACTGGATACCATGCATTGTTAAAAGTCTGGTGGTCTCCGTCATAGACTTTATATACGGAGAGAAGCCCTTCAGTTCATAAAAGGGTGTGGCGATGACGACTTTAGGCATCGGCCTGTAATAAGGCTTCTGGGCGTTGTAATACTGCCTTTTAAGGTTCTTCGCCTGAGCCATGTTCAAAAGGCTCTGATTCGCCCCATGAATCCGGGTGTGTGTTAGGGGTTCTTCTATGATCTTGCAGTTGTATCTTGGAAGAAGCTTGAGATACATCTCGTAATCGGAAATCACCCCATGGGAGGGGTCCCAACCCCCGACTTCTCTCAAAGCGGAAGTCCGGTACATCCCTATACCAAAATAAACATTCCCCAACCTCAGGAGATTCATCCAGTCGTTAGCTGAAGGAAGATTCGTAGCCTTCCTGATGGTCTTTAAAGGATGGGGTTCGGTGTGAGGTTTCCCATCCTCGGTCATGAAGTCGTTCTGGGAGGCAACATACTCAAGAAACGGGTCCTTTTTGAATTCCTCTCTACACTTCTGGATGAAGTCGGGACTCATGGTGTCGTCTGCTGAATAGGAGATGAAGAACTCTCCATTTGCGATCTTCAGCATCTTGTTCACCGTGTTCATGTGACCGATGTTTTCTTCCGACCGGAAGAACTTGATCCTGGGATCGGGGAAGTCCTTTAGAACCGAATGAGGGTCATCCTTAGATCCGTCATCGCAGATCAGGACTTCAAAGTTCTGGTCGGTCTGGGCGAAGAGGGCCCTTAAGGAGTCTCCAAGGTACTTGGCGTGGTTGTGTACGGGTATCGCAACGGTCACCAACCCATCACATCTCGGTACCTGTAGGGGATGCTCCTGTCTAACCCTTTTAAGTTCCGCATCAAGCTTTTCGGCGTTCTGGAGAGTCCGGGTACAGATCGTCTTGTGTCCCGGAACCTCGTTCATGAACCGATAAGGAAGAATCCTTCCCTGATGCTTCTCGAAAAGGGATAGGAACCATTCATGGTCCGAGAAGGCGGTCAGGTTGTCATCGAAATACCCAATGGAGTCGAATAGAGACTTCCTCCACAACGCAGATGCTCCGCCTATAGGAATACCTTCAAGCAGAAGAAAGCACTTGATCCAATGCTCTCTAGACCTGTTATGGGCTTGGTAGGCGTACTGCTCCCAGGATGGGACTTCTCCCATCTTTTCATTTCCCGGAACCCCCCAGACACAATCTATCTCCGGGTGTTCATCGAGATACTTGACCTGAACTTCAAACTTCCTCTCCCAGATGAACTCATCACAGCCTAAAGACTGGATGAACTCGCCTGTAGCGTGTTTGTAGGCCCAGTTTGCTCCATGAGGAATGCCTCTATTCTTATCAAACCGGTGAAAGATGAATCGTGGGTCGTTAAAGGCATCCACCACGGGTTTGATAGGAACCGTTGACCCGTCGTCAACGACGATACACTCCCAGTCGGTGAAGGTCTGCTTCTGGATGGACTCCAGAGTTTGCTTCAGAAGCTCCGGCTGGTTAAGGCATGAAACACAAGCTGATACGCGGGGCATAAGTCCCTTTCAGTTAAAGAAAAACCCCCCACCGCTTTTGAGGGCGGCAGGGGGGAAGTTTTACATCAATTCTCCGGGGCTTTTACACCCAGAGTCCAAGTAACCTACCAGCAACAGTGATAGTAGATACTTGAGTCACCATGGATTCAAAGGCTGCTTGTGACTTAAAAGCCCAAGTACTGGTGCTGGCAGTGGCAGAAGACCCCCCGTTATGTATCACGTAGGTAGAAGCCGCCCCGACCGATGCGTACTGCGTGACCGGAGTGACCCCATACATTCCCAGCATATCGCTCGAACTACCACCCCACTGGGAGCCATCAGGCGAACCATAATCGAGGCGTTCATAGGTAGCCATCGAGTCTCCTTATAAATCTACATAGGTTACTGTGCTGAAAAGCCCGAGCGCACCCAAATCGACAATCAAGCTCGATATCACCGTGGAAATCTGAGAAGCAGTAGAGATATTGGCAATAGTCGTTTGGGCAACTGGCGTTCCACCATAAAACGCGATTCTTGCGGTGGCATCGCCCCACTGAGAACCATCCGATGAACCGTAATCCAGTCTTTCATAGGTAGCCATATAGACCCCTTAGACGTTCGAGCCGATGATGCGGCAAGCCCATTGGGGTCTAATTGCGGCAAACCCCCACAGGATGTCGATTCTCGTCAGCTTCTCGTCGTTGCGGATGTCGGAGCCTTCCCAGACCCTTAGACTGATGCCATCATAGGTCTTGACGACGCATCGAATGGAGTCGTCCATGAGGGGAAGCGCAGCGGTTGCGAAGGTAAAGGCGTCCCGATGATACATCAGCGGTGTTGCATAAGTCGAAGCCGCCGCCTTCTCGATCAGCACCATCGTGGTAACTCCGGCCCCGCTCGTCGTCAGGTCCGTCCCATCGGAGTTGGCGATATTTTTCCTCGCTCCGGTGGTAAAGATCGGCGGCGAGAAAGTAACGGTCGAAGTCGCAGGAGTCCAGGCGGTTACGGTGAACTGCATCGCCTGTGGGTAGGCTGCCTTGGTTTCCGGGTGAACTGCATAACCCCGGACGGTGGAACCAGCATTTCTCAACGAGAACACTGATCCAACGGTGATGTTGAAAAGCGAAGTCACGACCAGCGTATTTGTAGGTGCTACGATTGCGGTTGAAATCCACCCCGCCACCGTTGAAGCATTGGTGTGGGAATAGACTCTCTCGTTCTCGTACCAGTCTGCCATGGCTGTTCGTGCAATCAACCCTTCCCGGTACTGCTCGGAAATCGCGCCCGAGGGGTTGAAGTAGGCGGCTACGGAAGACACCACATTCGCCATGTTGACTGAATCGACCTGGATCGCACGGCCATCCTTGGGGGCGAGGAATTGATTTAGCTTCGCCCTTGCAAGTCCGGTCTGTCCCAATCCGGAGATTGCCGTACCTGCCACCCCTACTTCATTTGGGGTTTGCTGGGTCGCTGACGAAAGACAGGTTCCATCCAGATAAGAAACCAGTTGCGCCATCGCCGGTTCCAAGTGAAGCTTCTGGAAGTTAACCAGGTCCTGCGACATTTCCTGCGAGTTGTACCTCAAGTCAACGCCCCACTGGGTCGCCACAGTGAGCGCGGTTGATTGTTGAACCCCGTCCTGGACATCCATCACCCGTCCGGAGCGGGTCGTGTACTGCGAGGGAATCCTGATCCGTATGGTTTGTCCATAACCGGGCTTGTAGGTTTCGTCAAACTCCCGGTTGATGGTACCGATGAAACTAGCCTTTTCGTGAGCCAGTCTCAGGGCCTCATTCCCTATCCAATCTACGGTTAGGTTTGTATTAGCCAATTTAATCTCCTAAATCAGGCCCTCCGTCCCCTAGAGAACATCTTGTTCCCTATTTTCAGATACTTCTCGAACTCCATACGGGGTTGCAATTCATCTGTCGATTTTGCATCGCCCTTGACGGGTTCAATTGGAGCGGGAGCCTTTGAGGGTTTCTTGGGCGGCTCAGCGGGTGCCTGAAGCTTCAGTTCTAGCTTGCCAATCTCACGAAACTGGCTCGAAGGAGAGAGAGCGGCAATTCTCCGTACTTCGGCTGGGTGAGAACCGAGGTAGTAGGCGATATCAGGGCCATTGTCAGCTTCCATCATGGCGTAGGCCCATGGTGTAGTGGGCTTGATATCTCCGACCACTTCATCCCAGTCATCGTACTTTGCCTGTGCTTTTGAGACACCGGACTCCCATCCCTGAACCAGTTTCTGGTTCTGGACAGCGATTGCGGCATCTCTTTGTTTCTTCTCATAGTCCTTTATTGCCTGATCTTTCTCGTAAGCGGCGTAAGCCTTTGCATACTCCTGGACGTCGGTGAAATCCTCCATCCTCGGAGCGTTAGACGGTGCTACGGGTTGGGATTTGGCCTTGATTTCAGCCAGTTCCCGCTCCAGAAGCTCCGCTCTTGCCTGTGCTTCAGCGGCCCGTTTATGAGCCCTGTCGATACGTCTCTCAAAACGACGGCTAGTCGCTTTTTCCGGATCTTTCTCCGTGGTCTGCTCGGGCTTTTCAGCCTCCGCTTCGGCAGTCGCCTCAACTACCTCGGCCTTTTCCTCAGGTTTAGCCTCAGGAACAGGCTTTTCCGGCTCTTTAGGAGCCTCGGCGGGTTTGTTTGTGAGTTCCGAAGGAAGTACGAACTTCGGAATCTGATCCACGTAACGATCAGATATCACTGATTCCGGCATATGAAATGCCTCCGTAAAATGTCAATAGACTACAAAAAATAACCAAAATCAAATCAAGGTGCTGAGCAAGAGAGAGATAGCATCATCATCCTGCATCTTCTTTCGTAAAAGTCTTCCTATTTCCTCATGGATCAGCCTTTCCCTTTCCTGATTCATCAGTTCTACATATCTGGAATCCCACTCAATCGCCTTTAACTGAAGTTCTCGCTCAAGTTCCTCCAGACGCTTTAACTCATCGAGTTCAAGGGCTGCCGCCTGTCGAGCAGCGACCGCCTCAATAACTGCCTGAATTACATCCTTTTCCTCGTATTTCCGGCGTCTCTTGGGTCTTGCATACCAAGGTAATCCCCCGGCAGGAGCGGGACCCTCGGCAACCGGGGCGGGGGTGGGTGGAGTGACCCCACTCGACCCCCAGGAGATACCCCAAGCTCCGTTATCCCCGCCCCAGGAAAGGCCCCAAGCATTAGCCACTTACACTGGCCCCCACGGAGAACTACTGGTGCCAAGCCCAGTAACCGCTATACCCACGACCGAGGTGATATCCACCCCCATTGGGAAGCTTGAGACACCGACAGGAAGACCAAAGGACGACACCCCGACCCTACCCACCCCCAATGTCCCTGCTGCGGTTGTGACTAATGGCGACCCGTAGAAGGAGGTCACATCCACCGACCCTACTGAGACCGATTGGCTCGAAATCGAGAGGCTTGAGAAAGTGACGGTCGATGTGCTGTTGTTCGTCAGTCCAAGGTCGAAGTAGGTTGCGGGATAACCGGCAAAGGTCGTCACCGCAGCCGTATCCCGGTAGGAAGTGACGTTAACGCCTATCGGGTTGGAGGAAATCCCGACCGCGAGACCAAAGGAGGAGACCCCGACTCTCTGGTCAATGGAGGAGACGCCCACTCTTATGCCGAAAGAGGATACGCCGACAGCCCCCACGCCCAAGACTCCGGCGGCAGTCGTAACAGCCCTCGATCCAAAGAATGTGGAGACATCTACCGAAAGTTTGCCCTGAGTCACCGTCACCGCATTACCTGAGAATGAAGTAACGTCCACCGATCCGACCGATACCGATTGACTGGAGATCGAGAAACTAGACAATGCGACAGTCGAGTTGTGGCTGGAGATGTATTGAAGGTCGAAACTCGCAGCCAACACTCCTGGGTAGTTCGTCACCGCTCTCGTCCCGAAAAACGAAGTTACATCCACCGATCCCGAGAAGGACACGCTCGACATCACCGTGGAGATGCTGAAGGAGGATAGCCTCACCGTGGAGTTGTGAGAGGAGATGTACTGGAGATCCATGCTTGCTGCGAGGACCCCAGGATAGTTGGTAACAGCCCGAGTAGCGAAGAACGAGGTCACATCCACCGGAGCCGACATCGTGGTAACTGCAACACCGATATTGAGTGAGGAAACCCCCACTCTCTGGTCTATGGAGGAAACACCAACTCTTGAATTGAAGGTGGTGACTCCAACTCCGATAGCCATCGAGGAGACGCCAACCGGAAGTCCGAAGGACGAGACGCCGACTCTGCCGACGCCAAGTGTTCCGGCTGCGGTCGTTACCACTCCAGAACCCCAGAAAGAAGTGACATCCACAGACCCCACGGTAACTGAACCGAGTGGGAGGGAACTTGCGGTTCTGGCGGTCCCGAATATCTTATAAGTTACAGGCCCGGAAGAGGTAGAAGTCAGATTATCGAAGAAAACCCGTCCAGTTGACGCTTCACTACTGGCAATCATTCTTTGCTGCCAGAATCCCAGATTCGCATCGTTCATGATGATGGTGGCCCCCGTGAGAGAGCCACTAGGGAAGTCATAGCCACCAGAACGGAGCATCAGGGTGGAGATGGCGGTAGATTGTGCCGCCCCTTGGTCGATGATGTTTACCCACGGAGCGGAACTACCACCACCTGTAAAGGTATCCGAAATATTTTGTGCGGCAACGTCATCACCGGCAATTTGGATAGCATTGACATCAAGTAACCCCGGTGCGCTGGTAATAATCCCATCACCATAGAAGGAGGTCACGCTCACCGGAACACTCATGGTGGTGACTCTCACTCCTATCGGATTGCTCGATATGCCCACCGCGAGACCGAAGGACGACACTCCAACTGCTCCAACGCCGAGAACACCTGCCGCTGTAGTGACTGCTCTCGAACCAAAGAAGGTGGAGACATCTACCGTGAGTTTTCCTTGCGTCGTGACAAGACCCACGGCGTAGAAGGAAGTCACATCGACGGGGGCCGACATAGTAGTGACGGCGACACCAATCGCCATGGAAGAAACACCCACCGGGAGACCGAAAGAGGAGACTCCGACCGGCAATCCAAAGCTGGAAACCCCTACCCTGTTGGCGTTCACGACCGAGGATTGATTGTTCGTCCTCGTAATCTCCAGCTCCATGACGACCGGAGCCATGGAGGGATGCCCATACATATGAACCGCACAAGTCGAACCCGCAGCCCAGACTCCGTTTGGAAGGCAGAACTGGTACCATCCCCTCATGAAGGTAGAGTTGATCTGCAGGAATTGACCTGAAGACCATGTTCCGAGCGTCCCTGTAGATACCAGGGTCACGCTGGAGGTCGAGGTCATGTCAGAACGGTAGTAGTAACTGGAGAAGGTCGAGATGACTAGATTCGCCAGACCTGATCCGGTAGAGACGGTCGCATCCTGAACGAAGATGGGGACCAATTCTTCTATGGTTCCGACTTGACGACTTATTTTCATTCGCCCCTACCTCCGGGGAAGATCCCCCCGTGACCTATTCCATCCATTCTTATCGGGAACATCACGAACATCTGCTCCGTCACTGGAGGCGCAGCAGTCGAGACCTCGACCTCGTTGATGTATTTGGCAAGACCAAAAGTAGGTATCAGGCGTTGATAAGTACTGACCTCATCAATGTCGTTGTGATACGCCCCTCCCGGTATCTGTCTGTATGAATCGGTCATGACAGTTGAATCACCGGGTCAACGTAGATAGCTTTTGAGCTTGCGGCGAGCATCACCTTGGCGTGGATGAATCCCGCTTCCTGAGCGGTGATGACGGTACTCAATAATTGCGGATTGGGATTCGTCATCCCCGTGGTATCCCAAGTCGCTCCTGAAGCCGCTTGAGCCGTGGAAGGAGCGTTATAGGGTGGATAAGTACTCGCAAAGAGACTTAACGGCCTACCACTTGTCCCCAAATACTGAATATCCATCCAGACTTCTCTGTTTGTAAGGGCAGTTGCGGAGTCGTGGATGATGTCTATTGCACAGGTAATCGGTGAGGCTACCGTGGTATTCCAGCGCACGATCTCAGGAGTGTCAACAAATCGTTCTATCCACTGGGCCTTGGGATTGCTCGAAACTTGCCATGAGATGGGGGTTACTCCATCGGTCGCGCCCCCGGTCTTTACGATGGTCGTTTCATGAATAACTGACCCATAAGACTGTTCAGTTCTAAGACGATAATTGGTATCTCCATCATCCGAATTCATAAATTCATAAACACTTCCGACTGCAATAACGGCATTGCCATTTATTTGGCCGGACCAGTTATTAGGAAGTTTTATATTTCTTACCCTAATCGCGATTATGGCCGACGGTGTATTTATGAAATTAAATGAACTAATCAGGCTACTACAATCGAATCCCTCTACTTGAAATTCTGATCCAATTCCAGAAGTTTCAAAAAGGGGATTGGGTGATGTTGAAATAGTTTGTCCACCACGAATCTTGACCCGTGAGACGGAAGCACCGCGAAATGAAGTATTATCATGTAGTACAATTGTCGTACAATTATCAAGAACAATTTCTCCAGCAGCGTTCGTCATAATAAAATCCGATCCACTAGCTTGCGCCGCAACTCTGAAGTTGCATCTTTCAAATACAACTTTCCCAACACCTGAGTTCAACGTCAAATCCGCAGAAGTTGAGGCGGTTCCACAATTGAAATTTAATCCATAGAAATAGTCCCATTCAGTTGAACTTGCCAATGTCATGTTATTATTAGCCGTGGTCGATATGCTCGCCCCATTCGCTCCCCAACACATGGTTGATGGCGGTTCACCACTCAATTTGTCGGCGCAGATAATCCTGGTAGTGGAAGTGCTCGTTCCCAGCCATCCGAAACTGACCGCAGCGGCGGTCGCCTCGGCGTGTGTGGAGGCGACATAAACTGTGTCGCCGGAAGAAACGAACCTCGCAGCGGTCGATAGAAATCTTGCGGCGGTGGCCCAGGTCGAGAACGGGCTTGAACTCGTCGCTATCGAGTTATCGACGTAATAGGTTGCCATTACTCACCCACAGCCGATTCAACAGAGGTAATCGCAGCAGAAAAGGTGTCCATTCGACCGTTTATGGAATTCCACTGGGCGGGGGTCGCATTGAAAGCAGTTCTCATTTGAACCACCGTCACCGACCCATCATCAAGACGGTCAACGATCCAGCGAGCGATTTTGCAAGTTTCCTCTCCAGTAGACTTCAAGTACCGTTCTCTCACTTTCAGAAGTTCCTCATCCTCAGTCTGGAACCGGGCTGTGGGCTGCTTTCTGTTATCAACATCATCTATGGCTTCATTATTTGCGCGTTGTCTTATTAAATCCGGCTCTCTATCTGTGGCAATCCGATTGAAATCAGTAATATCAGTGTTGGGAGGAGAAAGATAGGTGATGTTGGCATAGTCACCGAAACTGTCACTATGGGTCTCGGTTACATACCGTCTGCCATCTCTCTGAAGATGACCAACTGAGATGCGAAAGGCCATCTAGACAACCTCTTCGGTACACTTTGCGATAATCCCGACATAAGGAGTCGTTTCGTAATTTCTCCTGAATTCCTCGAACTTGATATCCATCTCTGACGCACATTGCTCGTAAGCTTCAAAGTATTGCCTGAATACGGAGGTGTTCAGCAAATCCCCATCAGGAGTAAATGTCATCAATTTAATAATCAAAAGCCACTTCATGGTTTACCTCTCCTTTGCCAGAAAAGTCCTGGTCGTGCTCCGTATTTAGGAGCTTTCATCGCCCCTACTAAGGCGAAGATAACCAACTCTCTCGGGAAACCCTTCTCCTCCAGAAAGTCTATGGCAGCCTCCACGCCCATCTGCATCTTCACGCAAAGGGCTTCTTCCATTAGAGTCAATGTTTGATGATCCTTGAAGAAGCACCAATGATGTTCCCGGACTTGTCTCGCTTGATGACAGCCTCTCTATCCGCCCCTGAGGCGGCTGACATCTGAGCGGCGGCTTGTGCCATTGCCAGCATGATCTGGGAGTTCTCTTTCATGGAGTCTGTAAAGGTCTTGGTGATGTTTTCCAAAGCCTCGACGAACTTCGGCATGACGTTCTCGGCCAACGGTAGTGCTTCTTTCGCCGTTTGAGCCTCCTGCTTGTCCTTTATCTCCTGGGCGACTTTAGCTCGCTCAAATTCCACTCTTTGCTGCTCAACGCCGTGTTCGGCTGCCGCGATATCTCGCTCAAGACGGGCTTTTTCCTCCGCAACCGCCCTCTGGAGTTCGAGTTTCGCCATTTCTGACTGTTTTTCGAGTTCGAGCTTCTGTGCTTCATAAATTCTCTCTAATTCGAGTTCCTTCATCTTGGCATCATGTTGGGAGGCGATTTTCACTTGATCTACCTTCGCCCCAGACTCCAATTCCTGAACTTTTTGCCCCTGAATCTGGATAATCTGCTTCATCTGGTTCATCTGGGCGGCGACTTGGGGAGGAACCTGCGGTTGGCCCTCCTGTTTCACGATTCCCGGAGGTAGAAGCTTCTCCATCATCTCCGCAGCCTCGTCCCTGCCAGGGATGTCGGAGTTCTTGATGGCTAAGTAACGCATCACTGTTCCAGAAACCGGGTCTTTAGAGGTATTCGCTAAGTCTGTAAACATCGTCGCAGCTTCCATTCTCTTAGTATTGAAGGAAGGGCCGACAGTGACGGTAACGTCATATGTTCCTACTGCGAGGTTGTAGATACTTTTGACTTTCCCCATGGGGTCTGCGACTCGGGACATGGAAGTTGGGGCTTCGGGGTCCAATTGGGCGGTTTTCATCTTCCCGTCTTCACCTAAAATCTTCACGACCCGCTTGGTATCGTAGATTTTGGGTATCAGGTCGATCAAAATCCGGCCCCCATGCTGGATTGAAAGACTTTGGTTGTCGGCAAAGTGAAAAGTCCCGGTGTCGGACTCTCTTGTAAGAGCTAAAATCGCCTTACCACTCTGATTGGGCTGTTCCTTACCCAAAGAAGCCTTGAACATCCCCAAAGAGGCCTGAACGTCCTCCCTGATTTGCTGTAATTGCTGCACCATCGCCACTTCCATAGGAGCGGCCTGTTGTCTTTGGGGTGGAGGAACGATATTTCCCCCGATTTCTGTGGGGTTGTACTCAAGGTAGGGGTAGTTATAGACGTTCGCCATCTGCCAGCGGTCTTCAACACCTTCAAATTGGCCTTTAGCTCCGATAAAGGGCGTCTTGGGAGCCAAAGCGATCTTCTCGGTAATGGTAGAAGCCCAGTAGTTGTACATCCTCAAAGAGTCTTTAGCGGGTCTGACGAGCCCCCAGTTACAACGTTTACCATCAACCCATGCCTCTTTGCCGATGACCTTGATAATGGGGATGTACTTACCCGCCCAGTCTCTCTTTTCCAGGATTTCTATCCCGGTCATCTTCACCCACTTGACCATTGGGATGCGGGTTTTCCTCTCGTCTATCGCATCCGGAGGCGTGGGTTCACCCGGCTTCTTCACTTTGGTAGTACCATCGGCGTAAAGACAGACGGTGGCCTTCTCGTAGTCTGTGTAAAAGTACTCCGCGACCCTTATGTTCTTCTCCTCATGCCAGTAGGAGGCATAGTCGTGAAGATCGTCAAAGTCAGTAGACTGATATTTCGCCTCGGGCCATCTCCGTCTGAAGACTTCCAGTGGGAGGTCTTCGTAAACGAACCCGTATTCGGCATCACTCCCATCTGGCATCTGATGCGGCCCCAGATAGACGCAGAACATGTCTGGGATTCGCTGGATCTTGATGACCTGATCGAAGGAAGTCTCGTCCTCGTACTCGGTAATTATTCTGAAATATCCCTCTCCCACCCTGACCGCAGACTCCCCGGCTGTGGCGTAGGCGACCTGCGCGGAAGACTGGTCTTCAATCTGTCTCACAATCCCCTGAAAGACTTCAGCGGTCTCCAGGTCAGCGTAATCATCGACGGGACGGACCTTGACCGCAGGTCTGTTTTGCCGCATGTCGTTCACGACCTGGACGATGTACTGGTTGATCTGGTCGATGGTCAGGCAAGGTCTAGAGCCGTTAGGGTCATTTTCTCTAGCCGACCGGATATCCGAGGGCCACTGTTCAAGGGTGGAAAATAGGAGGTCATCCTTCTGCTTTTTCCTCTCCTCTTCGTAGTTCTCGATGGAGTCTTTAAGCCTCTGACGGGCTTCTTCGAGAATATCCTTCTCGGATCTCGCCTTTTTAGGCTCGACACCGGGAGGCGTGGATTTCGGATCTATTTTTGGATCAGCCATTCCATTTCCTCGCTATTTCCTGAGCTATCTTTTTCGTCGTAACCCCGGTCAGGATTCCCCTTTTGAGAATATTGGAATGGGGATGCCTTTTCTCGGCAATTCCGTAATACCCCCCCTTCAACTCTTCGCAGACCACGTAAGGACCAGAAGTTTTAAATGCACTTCTAGCTCCCCTAGGAGATTTGAAGAACCACAAACTTGTTGAGAAAACCGGGTCTTTAATGTGAAGGACCATCACATCATCCATGCGGTTTGGGAGTGCTGCCGGTGAAAGACTCTAGGCGGGTCGATCTGGGTCTTCTGTTCCTTGGGCCACACCAAAGGAAATTCGGGTTCTTCCATTCTGGCTAGGCTGTCCAGCATGTCATCGTGAAGACCTACGGGAAAGGCAACGTACTCCTCTTCAATAAAGACCCTTACGAGGTCCTCGGTCGTCTTTTCATAATTCGTCTTATGAAGGGATCGCGGGAGGTAAATCTCTCCCTTTTCAAAAAGAGGGATAAGTCGTCCAATGCGGTCAGGTTTCTTAACCTGGCCGCCAACTTCTCTGATCGAGAAGCGGTAGTTCTCGCTTTCCTGTCTTGCCTGGATATGTTCAATGTCTGCCTGTAACCCGTACTTTTCGTATCTGACTTCATAAGGCTTCCATTTACGGTGAAGGTCAAAAACGCGATCAGCTCGTTCAGTTAATGAAAGGCGGTCTCTAATAATGTCCAGAACGTATCTGTTACCATCAGTAGCAAGACCCACTACCCACATGCAGGTGTAGTCCGATCCTTTCTTTTTGGAAGAAGCAGGATCTACCAGTAAATAACGGGTCATCTTCTTCCATGCTTCACCGACACTCTGGTAGTGCTTCAGCCAGTCACGTTTGAATCCCTGAAGGCTGTCGGCTCGGGGGTTTAACAGAATCTGGGAGGCGTAACTGTAAGGCCCCATATCCCGGCGTTTCTGGTTGTGGAGTTCTTCGGTCCAATAAACGGGCTTTCCTTCTTCCTCACCATTCTCCCTACCGGGGTGGAACCTGAGTTTGAACGTCCCTCTCTCCAAAACTGTCCGGTAGGCGTCGTCGAAGTCCCAACGAGTACCTAGCATCCTCCTCACCCCATCCATCTGACCGAGGTTGTAGGAGAGTTCCAGTTGACTCATGGTCTTCTGCTTCATCTCCGGGGTCGTCACGGAGTCTTTAACAACTACGTCGTCGTACAAAAGGACACGGAAGTGTTTAGAGGTCGGTTGACCATCCACCACCCCCCAAGCTTCCACAGTCGCCTCGTTGGGGTTGGACTTCCGTTTAACGATGATCCCCTCGTCCTCAGACCACTTGGGGGCGTCTTTCAAGTCTTTCCCCCAAAGGATGTCGGGAAAGGCTCCTTGTAGAACGACGTTATTCTCCAGTTCCCGCATGATCTGTCTTAAGAAAGCCTTCGCTATGGGTCGGGTATGGCTGAATATACCAACAGTGATATCAGGGTCTTTAAGGATGTTCTGGATGGTCAAACCGAAGGTAATCAGGGTGCTTTTGTAGTGTTCTCTCGCCCAGAGGTCCAAATGCCCATTGGGGTCGTTCTCGATCTCCCGACATCTTGCGTAGATCCAGGGATGTAATAGGTCAACCCGTTTACAGACTCGTACCAAGAGGTAGAAAAGGTCATTTAAAGCAAGCTCCCGAACGACGAGGTTCGACTCCTTTCTCTTCCTTCCCACCGCCTCCAGGGTGTCCCACAAGGACATCGCATCCTTCATGGGAAGACCCCTCAGATGCTGAGCATCTTCAGCCCGCACGTCGTTCTTTACCCTTGTACGTCATGGAAGCGAGTTTCCCCTTCTTCCTTCTCTCCCCCCTTATGTGCATGGCTAACTTCCCCTGACTCGGGTATTCATGCGCCCACTTCTTGGCAATCTCTGGGTGCTTCGCCCACATGAACCTTCTCTGAGCCTCTGACTTGAAAGGCATGTTATCTCCTTAACCCCTGACCGATACCCCTGTACCCGGCGAACAACTGATCCAAAGAAGGCTTGGTAGCCGTCCCAGAGGCATCCGGAGCCACACCAAGGAGCTTCGCCAATTGATACAACGGTATCGCCGCCGAAAGACTCGGTACCGCCACCCAGGGGTTCTCCCTCGTCCACTCCCTCGCAAAGGCCATATGCTCAAAGGGGGCTAACAGGGGATCATCCATACCACCGGGTTGAGATAGCCTCTTCCTCAAAAGCTCCTCATGAGCCATCTCTTCCAGACTGGGCATTTATTTGGAAAAAAAATATTAGCAGCGCACAAAAGCGATGTTTTCAAGGAAAACGATAAAAATCAAGCGAACTACAAAAGAACTACAGAATTACGGGGGAAACTGCGGAAAGGAGAGAGGGGGGGTCCTGGGTATAAAGGGGGGAGGGGTCAAGCTCCGATGGTCCATACCCCCCCTGGGTGCCGGTCCTCACCCATTTGACATAACGTTCGTTCTACGCATCACTCCTTCTTGTCCTCGATGGGTATTGGAGTGATATCAATAGGTTGGGATTGATTGCCTCTGATCTTGTTGAATAGATCTGTAATCTCTGTCTCCAGGCCTTGGGAGACTGTGACATGGTGATCCACTGTTAATGCAACCTCTTGTTTCACTGAGTATTCATCGTCCAATCGCTCTAAATCCCATTGACCGGACTTTAGCAGCTCTCGCGCACGTGCGAGGGAGAGGGCATCATTGGCGTCTTGTATTCCCTCGTCTGCATCCTCTTTCTTGGTCAGTGCTCTAATGATTTGGACTTGTTTCCATTCTTTGGGTCTTTCTTGTCTTAGCCAGCGTACTAGGGCTTTACGTGATAGTCCGTATTGTTTGGCGATCTGGGAGGTCTTGTGGGCTGCCAGGTATTCCTGCAGCACCTCGTCTGGATTAAGTCCTGCGGGGATCTGCCATGTTCCGAGGTCGGCAACGTCGCTCCGGGGCTTGTGCTTGTTCCTCGGGCCTCTCTTGAGCCCTTTGTCTATTCGGGTATTCTCTCTTAGGGCTTCGGTCATAAGTTAGTGCTCACTCCATAGGCACGGCGTCAGCATTGACCTCCCCCTGTAGCTGGAAAGGCACTTGCTAATTCCCTCCGGCGATGATACCTTGCCGCTTATCTGTCTAGGCAAGTGATCGCCTCGGGGTCAGGAGCGCCGGTTAAACCCGGTTCCTGGCCCTTGTCATTTATCCGGTGAGCCGTATCGTGGCCCCAGCCCGCTCATTTCAAATCGCCTTTCACGATGTGAAATGGTCGTAGCTGTTATCCGGTTTATCCGCTTCATCAGACCTCTGATAGCGGGGGTCGCCGTGTGCAGTTAAACCCTGGCGCGAGGACTTGCCTACCGCACATACTGGCGGCTCCCAGCCCTATCTCGCAACACTTAGACTCTACCCAATTATTCGATGGGACGCAAATTGCGTCACTTTGTGACCTTCTACGTCACTTTCACAATGTGGGATCAATGAAATCAAGGGTCTTGATCTGGCATGATTGATGCTTAGCATTAGGGCATGAATAAAGCACTGATTCCGGTAGTTTCCAGAGATGGTCGAGTATTAGGCCACCTTCCCATTATCGCGCACAAACAAGCTGCGGCCCTGCTAGGGAATGACGCTGCCCGAGGTTTCAGGGATCTCAATGGGAAGCGCGTCCTGTGCTGGATAGCCGCTTCTAAGTTTGTCAGGCCGTGGTGATGCTTAAAAATATCCGCCGCAAGGTTGTGGGTTTCGAGACTCGGGAAAATCCACATCCTGAGAGTAGCAAGCTTTGGCCACTATGCTCAACTGCTATTTTGGAATGTGGCCATAGAATCAACCTAGGAATTGGGACAGATTACAGACCCAAGCGCATGGCATGTATTCAATGTGGCATCAAGTCTGCTTGACATGCTTAGCGTAAGAGAGTATTGTGGGAGCGTAGTCTAACTGACAGGAGCAATGACCGTGACCACCAAGAAAAGCCGCGCAGCATACTTCGCGCAGATCGAGCGCCCGGTAGCGTGGTGCAGCAACGCGCACGTCGTAAACGGTTGCGGGAATCGCCGGGCGCGATTTAGCGTGAAAGATGGCCGCTTTTTATGCAAGGCATGTCGCCTGCAGCTCCGTGTATTCGGAAACGTAGCGCGGTAATCAGTATGTTAACTGACAGGAGCCTGAGAGATGAAACCTGCATTTGTTAAGCTATACGATGGCCGTTATTGGGATGGCGTGGAACTGCACGATACCCAACCTACAATTCCGTTTTCATCCATGACGGCTGCACTGCAAGCGGCAAAAAACAAGGAATTTAGCTGTCAAGTTCTTACGGGTAAGACTGCGTTCCCTGGCGGCTATTTTGTCATCTGTTCAGATTTGGCCTAAATATCGACAGGTCACAATCAATATGTCGAAATATACCGCTACTTCTCTGGAGGACATTGCGCGGATGTTTGACTACCTAGCGCAATCTGCTAGGGATGCCGAACCTGCTTGCCCTACTCAACGAGCTGTTGTAATGACGAAAGGCCAAGCTATCGCCTACGCAGACGCGGCAGACATCATACGAAACACCGATCTACGTGCGCCTGTCACTGAGGCAGAACTAGGTCTCTGCGAGAAATGCGGCATTGATCTAGTCCCATGTTGCCCCATTTGCACAACGCTAAAGCCCCTGCACTGGCAAGCTGCTGAACAGGGATACGTTTTGGTAAAAATTGACTCACCTGATAAACAGGAGCCTGAGAGATGAGCCGTCCGCTTGCCCGTTGCTGCTATTGGCTCGCCATGAAGATCTTGGACCCTCTTGAAACCTTGTGGATATGGATAAGGAGGAAGATATGGAAACGTGGATAAAATTAGCCCGTAGTGAACGGGCCCGGTTCGGTCACTTGGAGTGTGACGTATGGCGGTTTGGTCATGGGGCCCGGTATAGCGTTCAGGATATCCGCAATGGCGTCTATCTGAAAGGCGGACAATGCAGGGATTTGGACTGGGCGAAGGAAGTATCGCGCGGTTTCGCCCTTAGCATAATTGCCATACTTGAGCAGTCTAACTGACAGGAGCCCGAGATGACCAAAGCCGAAGAATATCGTGGAATGCCGGTGGAACCGAGAGCGTGGCTGGATTACGGCCCGGACGGATACGTTGAGGTCATCAGTAAAGCCGATTATCAAGTTCTCTGCACCTGCGTTATCTCTCTGCGTTCGCAGCGCGATGAACTGCGGGATGCGTTGGAAGATTGTGAAACAGCGTTAAATGACGCCCTTCGAAAAAGGCGTGATCTAATCATCACTCCCGAAAATGCGCTCGCAAAAGCCCGCGCCGCACTTGAAAAATGCAAATGAGACGCTTCCTCGCCCGTTGTTGCTATTACCTAGCCATGAAGATTTTGGACCCCCTTGAAACCTTGTGGTTGTGGATAAGGAGGAGACTATGGAAGCCCTGACCATTGCAGCTCTAGCCTGGTGGGCGGTCGCTACCTTGGCCATTCTTCTGATCGAGTGGATCTGCGCCTGGATCGGGTGATGAGGTGGGTCGCCTGTTCGTTATCATCCTCGCTTGGGTCTTCATGCCTACAGGCTGGGCGGTGGTGGCGACAATCGTGTTGTTAACCTGCGGTTGACCCCTTAGAGCCTCCAGGAGCTTAGTGGCGCGTCCCAGGGGCCACCAAAGCCTCGGGTCAAGGGGTAACACTATACCGGGCTATTAGAGCCTCCAGATCGGCCCTAGACCACTTTTTCACAATGCGGGATGAGGCTAGTTTAGCCTCCCACCAGTCCATTCCCTTTTCCTGGATAAGCTTGGTGGTGAAGACCGTGTAGTTACCCCTCAGGAATATGTTGCAGCGCACACACTGAGGCCGGATGAGGTCAATATCGAAGAGAACGGAACCGCCCCGACCGCCTATTGCATGACCCGCCTGGAGGTTCTTATATCGGTCTCGGGCCCCGCAGGTATAGCAGGTAGCGTATCCCCAGGAGTTAGCGGCTTGGCGACGGAGGTAGAGGCTTAGAGTCTTCCAGGCTTTCTTTTTGAGGCTTGCGAGACTCAGCCCTTTGGAGCTGCGCGAGGCGGGTAGCGGTTTTCCTTTTCGCACGGTCAAACTCATTACGCTCATTGGGTTTGTAGCCTTTGGAACGTTTAGGGGTTTCCATCTTTTTTTAAAAGCAAAGCCCGATAATCGTGCATGGTCTTTCCGCGAACAAATTGTGTTACTGTGCCTGTTTGTTTGTTCTTGCGCCATAATGAGGCATCAGCTATCCCCGCAGCGGCTTCAATTGCCAATGTCTCAAATAACTCGGGAGAAAGCTGTTTGCGCCATATATTTATCGTCCTCATGCGCCGCACACCGCCCATTTGATGCGCGATGCAAGAATAACCCATTGCTTTCCAGAATTCATTTGCCTCAAGGTCAAATCCGCAACGTAAAGTGATGCTGGAGGCTTTTCCCTCATTCGCATATTGTTCCATTACAGCCACAATAGCAGCCCCATATAACCGCCTACGCGCATCATATTGAATACAGACTTGATGGCATTTTACATCCCGCCCCCGTGCGCCAACGTACAGGTAGCCACATGGCTCCCCATTCAACATGCCAAGGAATAGCCTTCCTCTTGCCTCTTCGCGCTCAAATACTTGGCGCGGATAGAACGATAATGCCTCTGCATTTTTGCGTTGCAAGTTATCCACATAATCAATCATGCATGGATGTGTTTGCAGGACAACAAAATCATTCATTCGCTATCCGTATGCCACCTTCAGCAGCCGATACCGCATGATGCGCTTGCCCTGGGAAGTCCTTTCCGGTTCATGCTCGATCAGATAGCCTTGGCGTTCTAATTCTCGACATCTTTCGGACAATCTTAAAATGCGTAACCGCTCCATCGCCTCAAGAGTACTGATCCCATCATGGGATTCTAGGTAGGCCAATAATTGCTGGTTTTGTGTCATGCTTGACATCCTAACAGGTAAGGAGTATAAATGCAAGCTATGGCTAAACCTGTGCAATTAACTCGTAAGCAATTATCCCAGGCCATGCGCCTGATTGGAAGGAAGGGCGGTAAATCCCGTGCTAGGAGATTGAGTCCCGCCCGTCGTCAACAAATCGCTAGAAAGGCTGCTAACACCCGATGGAGCTACCTCTATGAGCCATCCTGATCCCACCAGGGAATATGAAGACGAGCAACAAAGAAACATCGAGGCCGAAAGGCTTTGGAGATGCCTTGAGATATTGCAAAAAGTACGCGCCGCCGGTTGTCTCGATGATGACGAATTGGAAAACTTGAAGATATTTCTCGGACTGAAAGGTGATCTATGAAAGGCGTCGTTTCTGAAGTAAAGCAGTCTAAAAGTGGGAAATCATATTCAGTGATGATCGGCGGGGCGCGCTATAGCGCAAAGCTTGATAGCAAGATAGACCAGGCTATGGGTAAGGCTATCGACTTCTCGGTTGATCCCTCTGACTACAAGGGCACGACGATCAACTGGGTCAGGGATTGGGACTTCGATAGAAATCCGGCGCAAGAGACAACTACCTTGGGTGCGATTGTCCCGGCAAGCGCGAAGGTCGCTACTCCAGTTGATCGCTTTTACATGCCATTCATATCTAACGTGATCGCCCATGCCATCCAAGCCGGACTCATTAAAGACCCAACTCAGCTCGGGCCTTGGGCGAGAGCAGCCTACCGGCTTGCGGTGGTGGAACTTGACCGCGCCTTCGAAGAAAAGAAAGGCAAGTTTGAGGACTCGATGTCCGATGTCCCGTTCTAGGCGCATCCGTAAACTCACGAACATTCAAGTCTGCCTCATCCGCAGGATGGTATCTTTAGGGAAGTCCTACCAACAGGCTGGCAACAAGTACGGGGTAACAAGGCAAACGTGCTTTTATTGGGTGAACCGTGATAACCGAAGAGGAGGTTGACAAGGCTTTACACTGGCTGGTCGATACGGCCTCTGAATGCGCCATGAAGCGGGCGCATAGGTTATATCTGGACGAGTTCACCAGAAGTCTTCGGGCTCAGATAATGAGTGAGCATCTTGCTGAGACCCTAGGGGCCCAGGAACGCTTTGCCTTATCTGACATACGCTATCGCAATCACTTGGAAGCCCTTAAGATTGCAATCTTTCAGGATGAGAATGCAAGGTTCTTGAGAGAGGCGGCGGTAATCAAGATTGATGCTTATCGAACGCAATGCGCCAACGATAGGGGGAAACTATGAGTGAAGATGACATCTTCGTATCAGCCATCACCGGAGCTACAGACGCCTACAGACAGGGTGCGGGGCTTCCACCTCTGGAGAAGGTTTGCCCTTGGTGCAAGTGCAAGCACAGCGGACCATTCAGGGCATGTTCAAAGTGCAAGGCATCGATTGATTCGGGAGAACGGGAGTCTTTCTCCGGATATATCGAAACCATCTACTCCAGGAGGGACTAATGGAATCTTGGGAGACCATTTTCTGGATTGTCATAATTGTCGGTGGCCTTGCGGGGATCTGCTCCCTGATGGCCCTCGTTGCTGACTTCTGCGAATGGCTGGCAGACAAATGATTAAACTGATAATTGTTTTTTTGATGGCGGGGCTGCTGGTTGGCTGCGCTCCTCAGCGGAGTTTTGAGGAAATCCTGCTGGCAAAGAAAGAAGCCTGTGAGAAATTAGGCGGGACTTTCAGAGTTGAGAGGATTGAGAGGATCTGGTTCGGTCAGAAGATTGAGTTAGGGACGAGGGGTGTCTGTTATCTTCCATGAGACACATCGATAAGCCCATTCTTCTTCCGATCATCTTTGCTTTATTGATGATCCTGGTTTACGCAGCACCGGTTAAGCGGATGGCCCTCCCTCCTGCCGCTGAGTCGGTCTCGCCCGAGCCGGTTGCTGCTTCTGCTTCTGAAATCATATGGACGCCAAAGAGGGGGCCGCTAAAGGAATTCACGGTCAAGCTGACTGAGGAAAGACGGTAAGTAATGGACCGCTTCAGAATAGATTCCACTAAGATCCAGTTCCACCCCCAACGGGTGGCGCAATGGTTGGACTCGGGAGACGATTGGGAAAAGGCGAAGAAGGTCTATCCCCCGTACTGGGAAATTACTACCTCTGCGGCATGTAATCATCGCTGTACCTTTTGCTCAGTGGACGCGATAGGGTACCCCGCAATACTGATAGAGCCACTGATTATCATCCAGCGCATGAAGGAAGCGAAAAGCCTGGGAGTTAAGTCGGTAATGTACGCGGGAACCGGTGAACCCCTGAGTCACAAACGTATTAACACCATTGTTGGCGCGGTGATGGATATAGGACTCGATCAGGCATTTACTACTAATGGCGTTCTGCTCGATAAGCTCGCCCGACCGGAGTACTGTTCATGGATAAAGGTGAGCCTCAACGCTGGTACTAAAAAATCCTATGCCCAGATCCACCAGACCGATGAAAAGGATTGGGATAAGGTCTGGGCCAACATCAAAGACTTAATGAAACGAAGGGGGGGGTGTTCTGTCGGTATCCAGTGCGTTGTCCTCCCCGAGAATTACATGGACATGGCGAATCTAGCTTACCTAGCCAGAGATGCCGGGGTGGATTACTTTGTGATGAAACCCTATTCACAAGGCACCTTCTCAATTATCCAAAGGCACGATATCAATTACGCGGAGATGGAAGATGAACTTCAGGCGGTCACGCGATTCTCTACCCCCGAGTTTCAAGTCGTTTACCGGGAGAATGCGGTCAAGCAGGAGATGGAAGACCATCACTATGAGAAATGCCTCGCCACACCGTTCTTCTGGACCTACTCAATGGCAGATGGAAGGGTATTCACTTGCTCAGCCCATCTTCTGGACGAAAGATTCTGTATCGGAAACCTTAATGAGCAGAGTTTTCAGGAGATTTGGGAGGGTGAGGGGCGGAGGAAACAATGGGAACTGATGAAGGAATTTGACATCAAGCAATGTCGCAAGAATTGTAGGATGAATTCCGTCAACATCTATCTTGACCAGTTGAAGCACCAAGTCCCGCATGTCAACTTTATCTGATTACATCATTGAATTCCTGGAAGACAAGGGAATCGAGCATTGCTTCACCGTCTCCGGTGGGGGTTCGATCTTTCTAGACGATGCACTTCAACGAGCAAAGAGGATGAAATATGTCTGCACCCACCATGAACAGGCAGCGGCGTATGCAGCAGAGGGATATGCACGAGCAAGGAATGCAGTTGGCTGCTGTATTGTCACTTCTGGACCGGGCGGCACTAATGCTGTATCGGGAGTTGGGGCAGCGTTCCTTGACGGCATCCCGGTCTTCTACATCTCGGGCCAAGCCTTCCTCAAGCACACAATCACGGGGAAAGAAGGACTCAGGCAGCTCGGGGTCCAGGAAATAAACATCATCGACATTGTGAGACCGATAACGAAATTTGCTCTCATGCTTGCTAACGCATCGCGTGACTATATCGACTACAACTTGAACAAGGCTTGGGAAGTGATGACGACCCCGAGAATGGGTCCTGTTTGGCTGGATATACCCGGAGATATCCAGAATGCGCGTATCTGAAATTGCCGATCTTCTCTTAAAAGCGAAACGTCCTCTCATCCATATCGGTCAAGGAGCGAGACATGCTGAGAAAGAATTTAGACAACTCATCGAACGTCTATCCCTTCCCTATGTCACGGCGCGTAACGCGAACGATATGGGATATGCAAAAGACCCTCTCTACATTGGAAGACCTGGAACATTCGCTCAACGCGGAGCTAACTTCGCAGTCCAGCTTTGTGACCTCTACCTGGCAATTGGAACCCGACTATCGCTTACTCAAACTGGATACAACTCTAAAGACTACGCCCGAAACGCCAGAATCATCCAAGTCAACATCGACCAAGCGGAGCTGGATAAAGGCACTCTCCGAGATCCTGTCTCGATTCGGGCTGACTCACGGGAATTCCTCGCCGAACTGCTGAAGCACATAGACCGCACACCGGACTGGTCAGTATGGTTGAAGCGTTGTCAGTACCTAAGGGACAAGTATCCGGTCTGTCTGCCTGAGTACGAGAAGGAGAAGGATTATGTCAACTCGTTCTATCTCATTGACACGCTCTCAACGCTTGCGACACCGGAAGATATCATTGTCACGGACATGGGTTTCGCATTCCAGAACACGCATCAAGCTTGGAAGGTCAAGCAGGGCCAACGATTGTTTACGAATTGTGGTCTTGCGCCGATGGGGTGGGGCTTACCTGCTGCCATCGGAGCGGCTACGGGAACTCTCAAGAGAATTCTTCTCATTACAGGTGATGGTGGCCTGATGATGAACATCCAAGAACTCGCCACGGCTGCTCATCACAATCTCAACCTTAAGATATTCCTCCTGGATAACGGCGGTTATCTTACAATCAAGCAGACGCAGCAATTGGGCTTTGAGGGAAGGCTGATGGGAGTGAACAAGGAGACCGGGCTTTCATTCCCTCATTGGGCTACGGTCATGGCTGGATTCGGGATAGGATGGGAATTTCTGAACAACAATCACCGCAATCATTACGGCAATCCCTTCAAGGATGGATTAAGGAGCATCCTCAGGACAAAGGGGCCTTATGTGACTATCTGCCGCATGAACCCAGACCAGCCACAAGCCCCGAGATCTGTGAACAGGCGAAACCCGGATGGGACAATGAACCCCACCAAGCTGGAAGATGCCTTCCCATTTTTGGACCCAGCAGAAGTTGAAGAAATGATGAGACTATGAAAGCCCTTATTCTCACTGGAAAGCTCGCAACCGACCAAGAGGTTTTCTATCCCCTTTACCGCATGGACGAGGAAGGATGGGGGGTAGATATCGCGGTGAGGGGTGGGAAAGAAGTTCTTGGTGAGAAGGGAATCCGCATCGTTCCTACCCGGGACATTGATGATTCCCTCTATGGGGAATCCTACGACCTCCTGATTCTGCCCGGGGGGGCGAAGTGCATGGAATACATGAGACAGGACCAAGAGATATTAAGGTATATCTCGGCCTTTACCAAGGTCATAGGCTCAATCTGTCATGGCGCGCAACTCTTGATCTCATCGAATCGAGTGAGAGGACATAGGATATCGGGTTACTATTCCATCAAGGACGATATCCGAAACGCGGGTGGTACATTTGTCGATGCTCCATTTGTAACTTCGGGGAAGATTGTCTCGTCACCTCATTACAAATATCTGGGACCATGGATGAAGGAAGTGATTAGGGTCACTCAAATACAGCCACAGCCTCGCGGGGTGGGAGAGGGAGACTTCGGTGTTGAATAGTCCTTTCTACAAAGCGTGGGTAGCGATGGAAGCTGCCTATCCTCCCCCTACTAGAGTCAGGATGCTCCGGTATTGGGGCTGGCCTGAGTTCGAGAAGATGGTGCTTAATCCAGACTTCGATTTCATCTGGCAGATGGTGACGACCCTATACGCCGGAGATGTATATATCATCGGAGAGGCGTTTCCCAAGGAATTCATGCGGGAATTAAAGGAGAAGGCATTTCACTATGGAAAATCCCGACCCTCCGAATTCCACAAGATGCTTGAAGGGACACCCGACTTTCATCGGATCATCGACCTCGAAACTGGCAAGAAATACTCCTTTCAGGTTTGTAAGCATTCCTGCTTCTTCTACCCCTGGAACGACGACCCCCTCGGTATCTTCCCTACCATCTATTCAAGATGGCGGGTCATCAAATGGCTGATGGGTTTACCAAAGGATGCCTATGAAAGAAACACCCCCAAAGACGGAGTAGTTGACCGGATTCAGATTGCTCAGTATCCGTCCAAGATCGGATTCCTTGAGCCTCACTCAGATCCCTATCTCCACCAGCGGCTATTCTTCTCGGGTTATATGACAGAGAGGGGGATGGACTATCAGGG